TACGGCTGGATTGGCGGACACTCCCACGACATTTCGGAGATCACCCATGGTCCCCATGAAAGCCATCGTCGGCTTCTCCCTGCCCGATGGGGCGGCAGCCGCAGGCGCTCCTTTCAACGCCGCTGACGTCAAGGCCGCTGATCGCCTCGAAGCTGCTGGCGTGGCTGAGCGCGTAAAGGGCGACGAGAAGCCGAAGGCTCCGGCCAAGGATGCGGATGCCAGCGCTCGCTAATCCCAAGCATGAACGCTTCGCTCAGGCCCTGGCCAAGGGCGAAACGGCCGATGCCGCCTACGTTCTCGCTGGCTATGAGGAGAACCGAGGCAACGCCGCCCGCTTGAAAGCAAATGAAAGCATCGAGACGCGGGTCGCTGAGATACTGGAACGCGCCGCCACCCGCGCCGAGATCACCGTCGCCAGCATCTCCGATCGCCTGCTGAAAATCGCTGAGAAGTGCGAGCGGACCAGCGAGGCGAACAAGCTCGGCGTCGCCCGCGCGACCCTGATGGACGTCGCCAAGCTGAACGGCCTGATCGTCGACAAGCGCGAACACACCGGTCGGAACGGCGGCCCCATCGAATACGCCAACCTCACCGAGGAAGAGATTGATGCTCGCATCGCCGCGCTTGAAGCCGGCGACGGCGAACCTGAGCCTGTCGGAGAAGCGTGAGTACCTAGCCCTGCTCGAGCAGCGCGCACGTCTGAAGCGAGAGCGCGAAGAGCGAGAACGGATCGAAGCGGAGGCCGGCGGCTGGAAAGCTGAGATCGCCAAGTGTGCGGCTGACCCCGTCTATTGGTTCGACCGTCACGTCTGGACCTATGACCCCCGGCTCGTCGGCAAGCCGGGCGGCGCCTACGTCCCATTCAAGCTATGGCCCAAGCAGCGCGAGTTCATCGCCTGGCTGAAGGACCGGGTGGACGGGAACGAGGAAGGGCTCTGCGAAAAGTCGCGAGACACCGGCGTCACCTATCTCTGCGCCGGGTTCGCGCTCTGGGCCTGGCTCTTCATCCCGGGCTTCAAGACCACCTTCGGCTCCCGCAAAGTCGATTACGTCGACAAGAAGGACAACCCCGACAGCATCTTCGCCAAGCTGCGGATCATGCTCCGGCGCCTGCCGCCCCAGATGCTGCCTGAAGGCTTCGTTTGGACCCAGCACGACAACTACATGCGGATCTCGAACCCGGCGACCGGGTCGGTGATCTCTGGCGAGGGCGGCGAGGACATGGGCCGGGGCGGCCGCTCCTCGCTCTATGTGGTCGATGAAGCAGCCTTCGTTCCCAATGCGGAGGCCGTCGAGAAGGCGCTCTCCGGGAACACCGACGTCGTCCTATGGGTCTCGTCGGTCAACGGCATGGGGAACCTGTTCGCCCGCAAGCGCCACTCGGTTCTCAAGCCCCGACAGGTCTTCCGGCTTCACTGGCGAGACGATCCTCGCAAAACCCAGGAATGGGCTGACGCCAAGCAGGCCAGCTTCTCCGACCCGACGACCTGGGCTTCGGAATACGACATCGATTACAGCGCCTCGGTCGAGGGCATCTGCATCCCTGCCATCTGGGTAGAGAGCGCGAAACGGCTGGCGGCGCTGGAACCCCGCCTCAGGCCCTCCAACGCCATTCGCCTCGGGCTGGACGTTGGTGCCGGCAAATCCAAGTCGGTCACCATTCCGAAAGCCGGCCCCATCGTCTTCACGCCCCGGTCGCGCGGCCTGCCCGACACTACAGGAACGGCGCACTGGGCTCTCGACATCGCCCGCGAGCTTGGTGCCTCAGAACTGAACTTCGATGCTCCAGGCGTCGGGGCCGGCGTCTCTTCCACCCTGACTTACAACGAGGTCGCAGGTCTGACGGTCTCGCCGATCAACACCGGCCTGCCTCCGACGGAACGCATCTGGCCCGATAAGCGGACATCCGCCGAGATGTTCGGCAACTCCAAGGCGGAGATCTGGTGGCTCTGCCGCACCGACCTGCAGCGAACACACGAACACGTCGCGTTCCTTGAAGGTCGCGAAGGCGGCGTTGAGCATCCGGTCACCGACCTGTTGGCGCTGCCGTCCGGCGACAAGGAAAGCGACGCCCTCTGCCTCCAGCTCTCGCTGGTGAAGTGGGGCCGCAACGAGAAGGGCAAGATCGTGATCGAGACGAAGGACGCCCTGAAACGCCGCGGCATCGCATCGCCTGACTATGCCGACGCCTTGATGCTGAACTACGTCGATCCGCCTCGCCCCGCGATGCTCGACATATCCGCCCTTCTGTGAGGACCGACCCATGGGTGAAGTGATCACCATCGGCGACGGCCTCGCCAACGCCCTGTCGGGATTGAACACAGAGCGGGACAAGGCGGCGCACAGCTACTACGCCGAGCCGACCATCGATCCGGCGGAACTGATCAACGCCTATCGCGGGTCGTGGATGGCGCGGAAGATCGTGGACATTCCGGCGCTGGATAGTTGCCGCGAGTGGCGCGCATGGCAGGCATCTCAGGCCCAGATCGAAGCCATCGAAGCTGAGGAGAAACGCCTCAACGTTCGCGGCAAGGTGCTGGAGGCTCGGAAGAAGGCCCGGTTGTTCGGTGGCGCGGCGGTCTATGCAGACTTCGGCGACGATGCGTCGAAGCCCCTCGAACTCGAGCGGATCAAGAAGGGTGGCATCCGCTTCCTGACGGTCTTCACCCCGCGCCAGTTGGTGCCGGGCGAGATCGAGACGGACCCGATGTCCGAGTTCTTCGGGATGCCGAAGGAGTTCACCGTCGCGGGCGGGGCGACTGGCGAGGCCCGCATCCACCCTTCCCGGCTGACCACCTTCATTGGCGCCGAACTGCCTGACCGCGACATCACCTCGTCGGCCTTCGGCTGGGGCGACAGCGTTCTGGTCGCGGTCATGTCGGCGGTGAAGCAGGCGGAGAGCGCATCGGCGAACATCAACAGCCTGATCTTCGAGGCTAACGTCGACGTCGTGTCGATCGAGGGCTTGGCCGAAATCCTCAAGATGGCTGGCGGCGAGGACAAGGTCCGCGACCTGCTGAAGCTGAACCTCGACGCCAAGTCGAACCTGCGCGCCCTCGTTCTGGACGCCAAGAACACCTACGCCCGCAAGGCGGTCAGCTTCGCCTCCCTGCCCGATCTGCTCGACCGGTTCGACCAACACGCCGCCGGCGCCGCAGACATTCCGATGACCCGCTTCATGGGCATGTCGCCGGGCGGACTGAACAGCGCAGGCGAGAGCGATCTGCGCAACTACTACGACCGCGTCTCGGCCGGGCAGACGCTGGAGATGGGCCCCGCCCTCACCCGCTTGGACGAAGCCCTGATCCGCTCGGCAACCGGCGCCCGCGACCCGGCCATCCACTACGACTGGAACCCGCTCTGGCAGTTGTCGGAGACCGAGAAGGCAACCGTCTTCAAGACCAAGGCGGACGCGGCGCGCACCATCGCGGGCAATGGCGGCACGTCAGAGCCCCTCATGCCCATCGAGGCGCTGTCCGACGCCCTGGTCAACGAGTTGGTCGAGGACGGCTCACTGGCTGGGCTGGAAACGGCCATCGAGGAGTACGGCAAGCTCAGCGATCAGGAGGACGATGGCGAGGACGGGGCTGACGCTCTGTCGCCGCCCATCGCCAAGCCGAAACCTATCGTCACGCAGGACGCCGCGCCGCGCACGCTCTACGTCCAGCGCAAATTGCTGAACGCCGCCGAGTTCATCGCCTGGGCCAAGGCGCAGGGCTTCGAAACCACCACCCCTGCGGATGATCTGCACGTCACCATCGCCTTCAGCCGCCGCCCGGTGGACTGGATGAAGGTCAACGAGGGTTGGAGCAGCGACAAGGACGGCACCCTGAACGTCGCCCCCGGCGGTGCCCGTCTGGTCGAGCCACTTGGCGACAAGGGCGCGGTCGTCCTGCTGTTCAACTCGTCCGAACTGTCGTGGCGTCATGAGGCCATCAAGCGCGAAGCCGACGCGACCTGGGACTTCCCATCCTATCAGCCGCACGTGACCATTACCTACGCCGGCGGCGACCTCGATCTGTGCAAGGTCGAGCCGTACCGCGGCAGGCTGGTCTTCGGCCCCGAGCTGTTCTCGGAGGTCAACGAAGACTGGTCCTCAAAGCTGTCAGAGAAATGAGATGCCAGGGCCGCCCAACACACTCTCTGGGCAGCCCCGGCGAATAAGGTGCGGGATTCGAACCCGCGAGACGTTTTCACGTCTGCCTGAGTATCAATCAGGTGCCATCGACCAGACTCGGCCAACCTTCCGTATGCCGCCGGTTTCCCAGCGGACATCGCCAATTGGTGACGCCTGTCGCGACTGTCAAGTCGGGAGAACAGCGATGCAGCTTTTCGACGCCGTCACCCTCGGCGAGCCCAGGCTCACGCGGGACGGATACCTCGTGGCCGACGCCAAGATCGCGCGCACTGGCATCCAGCTCTACGCGGGCAAGGAAGTGGACCCGGAGAACAAAGCCGGGTTCCGCGACAAGGCGGTCGTGCGGGTGTTTCGCCCTGAGGCCGAGGTCTTCTCGACCGACGCCCTGGCCAGCTTCGCCCATCGCCCGGTGACCAACGACCACCCTGCCGAAGCAGTCTCTGCCTCCAACTGGAAGGCGCACAGCGTCGGCATGACGGGCAACGAGATCGCCCGCGACGGCGACTTCATCCGCGTCCCCATGGTGGTGATGGACCAGGCCGCCATCGCCGACTGGAAGGCCGGCAAGCGCGAACTGTCCTGCGGTTACGAGAGCAAGATCGTCTTCGACGCGGGCACGACGCCGACCGGCGAGGCCTACGACGCCATCCAGACAGATATCCGAGGCAACCACCTCGCCATCGTGGCGCGAGGCCGGGCCGGATCCGAATGCCGCATCGGGGACCAGGGCGCCCCCGAGACCGGTGAACCCAAAGCGCCCGTCCACCAAGGAGATCGACGTATGTCGCTCAAGACCATCACCGTGGACGGCCTCCCGGTCGAAACCACGGATGCGGGCATCGCCGCCATCGAGAAAATGCGCGGCCTGCTAACCGTCTCGGATAAGGCCCTGGCCGACGAGAAGGCCGCCCACGAGAAGACCAAGGCCGACAAGGACGCCGAAGCCGCCAAGAAGGACGTCGAGATCGAGGACCTGAAGAAGAAGGTCGTCGATGGCGCCGCCCTGGATGCGCTGGTCGCCGATCGGGCCGCTGTCGTCACCAAGGCCAAAGCGCTGGACGCCAACGTCGTCACTGACGGCAAGTCCAACGCCGAGATCAAGCGCGCCGTCCTCGGCGACAGCGTGAGGGACAAGTCCGAGGCCTACGTCGACGCCGCTTGGGACCTGAAGGTGGCCGACGCCAAGGACGACACCGTGCGCCAGGCCATCCGTTCGCAGGACCACTCCATCAACGCCTCCGACGCCTGGAACGACAACGTCTTCGCGTCGGCCGGCGTCACCCAACTGAAGAAGGGGGCCTAAGCCATGGCTCAACTCAACGAGAACCGCGGCACGGCGAACTTCATCGTGTCGGAAGCGAACGGCATGTACCGCTCGCGTGACGTCGGCACCGTCGCTGCTGGCGCTGCCCCCGGTCTGCTGGCGGGCACCATCCTCGGCAAGCTGACCGCTGGCGGCAACTTCGTCCGCTACGACCCGGCCGCAAACACCGGCGCCGAGACCATCGCCGGCATCCTTTGGGAAGCCGCTGCTGGCACGGTGAAGAAGACCATCGTCGTGCGCGATGCCGAAGTGAACGGCGCGCATCTCATCTACCAAGCTGGGGCGAACGACGCCGCGAAGGCTACGGCCAACGCTGCGCTGAAGGCCCTCGGCATCATCGTCCGCTAAGGAGGGCTGAACCCATGGCGTCCATGGACATCTTCAACAACTCGGCCTTCTCGATG